CAAACACAAGAATCCTTCTCGTATGCGTTCTTACGTACTCCGACACGGTGGTCGAGTACCAAAGCGCACAATAGCAGAGCGAGATCCCAAGAAGATCCATGAGATGATGCTCTATGTGACATCGAGTGATAAAGAGGATTGGAAGAAGAGTGGTATCGACGGGGCTGGTTTCTGGTCCCGTTGGTACCTCTGGGGTCATCCAACCTTTGAGGGTGCTAAAAAGATTATAACTACCAAGTTCGGTTTAAAGTTCGTTTAAGATTCTCTAATTTTTCGAAGAAACGGATCATAGTTCCAAGGCGTTCGTAAAGTTCCTCACCGAGATAATGCTCTACGAATTCCTCAACAGTCCAGAAGAAGATTAGATCTCGATCGTATTCTCGCACGGCTTTGACGTAGTTTTTCAACACGAAGTACGCTTCATCGATATTATCACCGTCCCACTCTATGAGAATCTTCTTTACATCGTCGAGTTGAAGTTCCTCAGCAGTTTCATACATGATACATTCTTTCGATATGTTCATGAGTTTATTCGCCGTATCTTCACCGATATAGGACTTGACGATATCATCCGCTGAACGACACCCCATGGGTGTCCATACTTCTTTATTGTCTTCGATATTCATTTCATCGAGTGCTCTTGTAAAGTCCTTCATAATAGAGACAGCTTCTCTAACATTTGTGTCATTCGTCACCCAATTATCGGACAATTTCTTCAATTCATTGAGTCTAGACTTTTTCACAAAGTAAGGACCAGTCTTTGGGAAAAAGCTGAGGATATAAGATAACATCCGATTTATTTAGATAATCCTCTCTTTTTTAAGTTGGCTTTCAGCTCGGCTATGAGCTTAGCACGTTTATTATTAAGTATGGGCTTTTTTGGGGGCGGAGGTGGAGGTGGAGGTGGGGCGCGAGACGTGGGTACTGGCGTAGGGGTCACAACGGTTCGGCAAATGCGAATAACTTTCTGTGCATTCTTCACACTATTCTCGAAGTTCATGGTAATCTTGGCGCGAAGCTCTTTGGCGGTGAGCTTCATACGCTTGCCATTCACTGTCTTGGTGACACGGAGACCTAATTTTTTTGCTTTATTCTTAAGATCTTTATATTGCATTTACTAATAGCTAAGAAAATCCTCAAACGTCTTCAAGTCCTTCGCGTCGATAAGAAGAGCAAACTTGTTCTCCTCGTCAGTCAAGTCACAGTTGGGGATGGAGGCTTCATAGAAACAAGCCTGCAAGTGCATATCGTGGTCATCGAGGTAGAGGAGAAGTTTGGTGATTTCCTCATCGGAGGAAGTATCGATGAATGTATCAAATTTATTCATAGACCACCAGTGTCTGTATTCCTCGGTCATGTTCTTCTCATAGGTGAGAAGGTTCTCCTTAATGAACTCTTCTTGAGGACAAGATGGTTCTTGGGCAATCTCATCGACAAGGAAGGAACACGCCATGAGAGCGTGGATACCTCCACCGACCTTCTTGAGAAACTCCTTCTTGATTGTAGTGATGCTCATCTTTTTGAACTTACATTTTAACAAAAAAATCAAGTTACGTAGGTTTTAATATGACAAAAAATGATAAAATGTCTTAATATCTCCATCGTTTATCAACTTGACAAACTCTTGATCATAATTTGTGTATAGAAGTGGATTGGGTGATGACAATGTGAACGCACGGTCGATAGTTATACCAAGATTGTCGAGATGAATAAGTACAGCAGATATCGTATTCAAATCTAACATATCGAGAGCCATTCGAAACTTTCCCACTGAAAACTCGTTTTGACTAAACATATGTTTTTTTATAAACTTTTCAACATCACCTTGTGGTTCTGCAGCAATTTGATCTCCACATTTCAGATACTCCATGAGATCTCGAATACCATGAGCTACCTTTTTTACAAACGCGCGCTTTTCTGGTGTCATGCTTACAGTGTATAAAGATAAAATGTACAATCAACAAAGGATGAGTGATGTACTCGAATTGAAAATTATGATTACTAAAGTTTTACTTCCAAGGATTCGACAGCTCGAAGATGAAGTCTCAACACTTCGAAAACACACTTGGCCATATGTACAGAATAAACGAGAAAAACACCAACTTGACGACATCGAGGCGAAGAGGGAGTTTTTCAAACATCTCGATGACGACACAATTAAGGAATTGTTACTGGAAAAGGCAAAGTTAACGGCGGTCCCTGGATTTCACAGGAGAGAATATGATCTTACAAATAATTTTTGTTGATGTATTATAAATGATTCCTGGGTTACCCAGTATCCCAATTGTATCTGACCTGTTCAAAAGTGATAAACCAATGAAAAATGAATGGCTCGCCGCTTACATTTGTGGGATTCTGTGTTCTATGATGGTGGTGTATGGAATTACACAAATGCGATTCAAGACACCGCAGATGATGATGATGGCGTGTTTATGCTCATCGTGCTGCAGCTCGTCAACTTCACGCGTTATATCTGACGTTCAGAAGCGAATTTAAAAAAAGTCATCCGTTCTGTACATGTTGACTGCGAATGAACCAGTCTTACCAGTCACTGAGACTGTTTCATTTCCATAAAGTTCCTGGCAGCCAATATCCTCCATACAATCACGACCATTATGACTCACAGGGATTGGATAAAGATTCTCACCCCCAGTGGTCGTATAATAATGGTAACGATCCCTCCTTCCACGCACCTCTTTACCGTAAAGGGGTAGAGTTTCTCCTGAACTTGTGAGAATACCCATCTGTTGCATATGCCCAGGTTTATACTTTTTAATGGGTGGTCCTCGAAACTCGGGTTCGCGACGAACTTCCTGAGGACGCACCATCATTGTGGGAACTTTGACGGGGACCTTAACAACGCGAGGATTTTGGATGAGATATACGATGGCGATTGTAAGAACGACAAGGGTAGCCCAAAGAAATTGGGTCTTCGTCTTGTTCTTCATTACATTACTTTAAGATAATTTTGTTCGCCTTGAGCTTTTTCAACTCCTTCTTGAGTTTCTGCATGAGTTTGGAACTATATTTAAGGAAAATATTTGACTTAAAGACATGAAGGTATTGGCGATCGACATCGGATACCACAATATGGGTCTTGTCCTAGCAGAGTCTGATGCGGGACCAAAAATCGAGGTTGAATATGTGAAAAAGGTCAGTCTCGAAGACTATAAGTACCTCCGTTCCAATGACATGGTAGATCTCATTCCTTTATTCGTGGAAGACCATCAAGACGTTTTTAACGCGGCTGATAAAATCCTCATAGAGAGACAACCCCCGGGGGGTTTTACGAATATTGAGATACTTTTGCACTACATGTTCAAAGATAAGGTTTCTTTAATTTCACCTGTGAGCATGCATACACATTTTGGTATGAGACATCTGGACTATGACCAGAGAAAGGAGCGAACAGTATCTATCGCCGAGAAATACATAGTAGGTGAAATTCCATACGAAAGGAAACACGACATTGCAGATGCGTTATGTATGATTGTGTATTACAACTTTCGAACCACGGTTCACTTCTTTGACAAGTTCAAATATTTTGCCAAGGTATAATAAATGCCAACTGCCAAGCAGCTTCAGAACGCCAAGAAAAAATTAAAGATGACACCCAAATCGACTGGGAACAAACCCAAACTCCCCAATCGTCTCACTTATATCATCATCGGTGTTGACCCCAAAACGAAGAGGGATCGCGAGTTCCTTAAGGCTGTGAGGGAGTACGCGAAGTCTCGTCCTTGACAATCTCCAGTGAGTTCGTAACAAACTCGAACATGTCGAAAATCTCATTCACGTTTCGCCTCTCGAGTGCTGCCTTGAGCTTCTCAATGTTGTAATCGAGAGAACGTTTCTCCTTATCCAGTTGGGTCATTTGTTTCTCCAGAGCTTCAATCTTCTTATCCAAAAACTTCGTAGTACTCTCGATAGTTCTATCCATTTTCTCAATCTCAGCCTCGTAAAACTTTTTTTGACGCTGGAGGATTTCACTCTTAACTTCTGAAGTTGTTCGATCGAGTTGCACTTCGAGTCTCTCGATCTTGTCTTGAACTTCGTCGAGTGTAGTCACATAATTACTCTGGTACTGCTCCTTGACGTTCTTGAGGCGAATGATCTCACTGCGAATCTTGATATCCATATCTGATTTATTTAGATTTCATTACTTTAATTATATTACTTAGGTCTTCAGTGAATCCTTTAAAGTGTCCTAGACGATATTGGACGAATGCCCACAATGCGAAAAATAGGGTCTTCGTCAATTTGTTCACCTCGTTATCTTCCATCTTGTATATGGGACCAACGACACGTCCCATGAAAGTCTCATCCTTGTGTTTACCAGTGACGAACATCTCGGCTTGTGTGAGAGCACACGTATCATCGTTCACCGACCAATGATAGAATAAGAATGGGATGAGCATCGAGTAGAACTCAAGATTCTTCTGATTATTTGTGAAGGGAACGATCAGTATCGCCAACAAGAAGATCACGTGAATGAAGAATATTATGTTCATCTACTATAAGATGTCCGAAGAAATTAATATGGAAGAATTGTGGAATGAGTATCACGAGAATGTCTTGCGCCAGTGGGGTGAAGCATCTGCATGTTACCGATACATGCACCATAGAGGTTTTTTACTCTACAAACGACTGAGTCTACGTTTTAATTTACCTGTCATTGTGTTATCTACTGTGACAGGGACGGCTAACTTTGCACAAACTTCATTCCCTGCGGGTATACGAAGCATTGTACCATCGATTATTGGTGGTATGAATCTAATTGCGGGTTTGATCGCCACAATCATGCAGTTCCTAAAGATCAACGAACTCCGTGAAAATCACAGAACAGCTGCGTTAGCTCATGGTGCGTTATCCAGGAATATTCGCCTCCAGCTGTCTCTCCCCAGGGAAGAACGTAAGAAAGAAGGTCTTAAATTCGTCGAAGAGTGTAAGGCTGAATATGATCGACTCATCGAACAATCGCCACCTATACCCAAAAACATTCTCATAAGTTTTGAGAAGGAGTTTCCCATTGATGGTGTATTCACAAAACCTGAGATATTGACGGTACGTCCCATTCCACTAATCAAATCACCAAAAACAGTCGAACCCATACGAGCGATAACAAAAGACACTCCATTTGAACGAGTGGGACAGTATCTCTCTAAAGAGGAGGAGTACGAGGAAGTGGAGGAAGAGGAAGAGGAAGAAGAGACAGACGTCGAGCAAGGTACACCAAAAGAATAAACATCACTACATTGGTAAGAATACCACAGACAACGTATGGTAAAATTTTTCTTTTTAAAGGTTCTACAATACGTTTATGTAGTGCGTCATTTCCTAGCACCAAATCTATCGCCTGATTAGTAAAGTCGTCGATGGATTCCTTCATTAAAATAGTTGAGCAAAAAAAAGATCCCATTGTGACGACGATCCACACGAAACAAATTGAACTTATTCGTCGATACATTCACGAAAAGAAGAATGTGTTCATCTGTGGTTCATTGGGTGTGGGGAAATCGTACATCCTGAAGGAAGTACTACGAGGATTGAATCATGTAGAGTTACAAGCTGAGCATCTCAAAAGTAAATCACTGTTTCTTCCGTTCATAAAAACGTCAAACAAGCATGTGTTCATAGAAGACTACGACCCTGTGTTCAAACCTATAATAGAACGCGTGTCCGATGGTGATCGTGTATCGAGGGGTTCTCTAATTATCACGACGACGAATATGTGTATGTATCCAAACTTTGAAACTGTAATTGTACCTAGACACAAACCAGAAGTTCTCAAGACGTTGACCGACAAAACTGGTCCCGAAATCGAAAGTGCTGCCATACGATGTCAGGGAAACATACGAAACTTTTTCACATATTTGGATGGATACGATGAGATGGATGACTTCGAGACACCAAAAGAATTTATAGCTGGAGTTCTATCGGACCCCGCACCGATAGAGATTTATGACAGTATATCCGAACATGGACACATCTGGGACATATTTCAGGAAAATTATCTAGATTCGAAGGGTGTCGACGTCACTAGAGCGGTTGAATCATTTTCGACGGCGGATATGTACGACACACAAATGTATTCACAGGGTAGTTGGTATTTGATGCCATACTTTGTTTTACATTCACTCACAGTTCCGAAGGCGTCTCTCGGTGAATCTCTCCAAAAAGATAAAATTCGTCCCGGAAGTTGTTGGACAAAGTTTGGAAATTATAAAATGCGTAAACAAAAGTACGAGGAAATTCGAAAAAAGTCGAGGATGGGTTTAAGTATAGAGGAATTGTGCTTATTAAAGAAATATGCAGAATCTGGAGACTTGGAACCAATGTTTGAATATAAAATTACTCCACAAGATTTTGACGTCATCAATCACCTCGCCGTCGGAAATGGCTTAAAACCGAGAGACGTCACAAGAGTAAAGAAAGCACTCAAAAATGCCCACAAGTGATGATGAGAAGGAGACTGATGATACTGAGTGCACCAAGGTTATCGGAAACGAGATCCTGTTTTATGGTGATGTCGACCGAGATAATGCCCTCGACTTTGTGGAGAAATTCAAAAAGCTGGAGATGAATCTTCTAAAAAAGAAGGCTGAACTTTTCGGTTACGAACCACAGATTAGGGTGCACATCATGAGTGACGGTGGAGATATATTCTCCGGTCTAAACATCATGAATGTTCTCGAGCGGTCGCGGGTAAAAGTTGTCACCATCGCACAGGGATCTTGTTGCAGTGCCGCGACGTTTATTCTTTTGGGTGGTTCAGAGCGACGAATGGGACGGAATGCATACGTTCTGATTCACCAAATTTCTACAGAGTTTTGGGGAAACTTTCAGGAGTTGAAGAATGAGATGAAGTCCACCGAAAAGTTCATGAAGATGCTCAAGAAGATGTACCTCACAAAGACGAGAATCCCTGATAAGAAGTTTAAGAAGCTCATGAAGAAGGACTTGTACCTCTCACCAGACAGGTGTCTCAAGTATAAAATTGTTGACGGCGTTGACTAATCGTGACAGAACGTTTATAGAGTGCGAGTAGACATAGGATTATAAATATGATACAAAACGTATTTAAATTTAAAGGTAAAGTTGTACTTTCTGGAGGCTTAAGTCGTTCCATTCTACCATAATTTACAACTGGCAGTGAAGACATCTATTTAAAGTTGAGAAATTATTTACTTGTATAATGGAACGCCTTATAAAGAAAGATAAAAACGGTCGCGAGCGTTTTATGGATATCCGTGTAGAGGACCTTGGTGATGGAACTGCTGACATCGTGAAGAGTACCGGGGTTGTTGACACAGATAAAGTGTCAGTGTCTCGAACGAATGTAAAGACTGGCTATGAAAAGGCTATCGCGCGTGCTCAAACAATATGGAACAATGAGAAGACCAAATGTACCCAAATCCTTCCAATGTTGGCGAACAAATGGGAAGATCGTCAAAAGTACATCTCTGAACCCTTCTACGTTCAACCCAAGTTGGATGGTGTTCGTCTTCTGGTCTCGAAAGACGGTGGCATTTCTCGAACGGGTAAGATCGTACCAGGAACTGAGATTCTTGGTAGAGGACTCATGGAAGGTGAATATATTGATGGTGAGGCATACGATTCTAGTATGTCCTTTGAGGAACTTACTAGCACGTTCAAGACTGATCCTCTCAAACTCAAGTTTCATGTATTTGATTATTTCGATATGAAAAATCCCGAACTTCCTTTTAGTGATCGTATGATTCAAGTACGCGGACTTACAAATTCTCACTATGAAATTGTTGAGACTTTTCATGTACAAAAACACACAGACATGCAAAGTTTTCATGATATGTTCATGAGTCAGGGGTACGAAGGAACGATGATTCGTGATTGTAACAGTGTGTACGAAATTGGAAAGCGAAGCAACTACCTTCTCAAGTACAAAGATTTCCAGACCGATGAGTATGAAATCGTGGATGTCAAAGAAGGTACGGGGCGAGAAAAGGGTGCCGCTATTTGGGTATGTAAAGTTGGTGACCACAAATTTTCGGCTAAACCAGAGGGTACTCTTGAATCGCGTAAAAAGTATCTCCAAGATAAGGACAAGTACATCGGAAAACAATTGACTGTTCGTTACCAAAATCTGACAACTTTGGGTATCCCACGTTTTCCCGTTGGTGTAGCAGTTAGAGATTATGAATAATATTAAGATATATAAATGAACAGAGTGGCGATCGACATCGATGAAGTCTTGGTGAATTTCTTGTACCCCATGGCGAAGCACCATCATAAAAAAATCAGAAAACCTAAATACAATTATGTGTATCGTGAAATTTTTGATATCGATGAAGTGACATCACAAAAAATGGTTCAAGATTTTTACAAGTCGAGAGATTTTTCGAAGTTGACGCCAATCAAAGGTGCCCAAAAGGCTATGTACGACATTCGTTGGAAAAGTAAAAAAATGTATGTCGTCACAGGGCGCCAAGATTCTGTTCGTGAAGAGACGGAACTTTGGATCGATCACTACTTTCCGGGTATTTTTGATGATGTAATTCTCACAAACAGTTATACCCCAAATGAAGTGAAGAAGTCTGATATATGCCGGGCTCTCAATATAGGTCTCATCATCGACGACAATAAAGGTATTTGTGATGAATGCATAGAGGCAGGTACAGACGCTCTAAACTTCGTAGGAGAAGAGGTGTATCCATGGTGCGAAGAGAGTGAAATAGGTATAAAGGGATGGAAAGACTTAAAGATATAATGTATGCCATTTTATGTAAACCTATTGTCATACACCCACCCAAGAGTAATCCCGTTTTAAGTGGTAAAGATTGTCGCATCGTAAAACTTACACCATCTCAAGTATCAGAAGATAAACTGGAACTTGAGATTTTGGAAGCACCCCCAATCGTAATTGACCCTACCGAACAGTCGAAAGATTCGTAATTCTACCATCCCTAGTCTTCATTAGGAGGACTTCATCACATTCACCACCCTTTATTACTAGTACAGCTTCTCCGCATTTTGTCCCACCCCCTTTGTATCTTTCACAAGCAATCTGTGTCTTATTTGTGATGTTCATGTCTTGGCTGTATCCCATGAATGTCCGGTCAACATCACCTTTATCATCTGTAGCTTCTACCGTAGCCTTCACACAATATGATCCAAACTTACACTTCCGCTCTTCCTCTGTC